TATGCACATGCGAGGAGGAAACTGAAGAAATCGCCTATAGGTGATTGTTGCGCGTGTGTATTTCACAAACCTCAAAAGAGAATCAAGCGCAATCAAACCATTGACGATTTCGTAGATGAGATTAAGAGAGATATAGTTGAGCGTCCTGAAATGTATTATATATGGCATAAGTTCAAATTAGGTCGAACAACTGTTTCGGAAGTAGGTAAAGATATAGAGAGAGAAGCATATATACTTAAACTCTTGTATAAAGATTGCGGCGGAAAGCTGCTGGAACCTTCGATGTGGCCTAAGCAGGATCAGAAATGCTTCGACTATAGTGGATGTGAGTATTTACCATTGTGTAAAAACATCGCAAAATGGGAAATGTATTTAAGATTTTACAAACAGAGAGAGATGTTATATGAGGAAGAAAGCGAGGAATTAGAATGAGTAGAGAGATAAAGTTTAGAGGTTTAACAAAAGAAAGGAAGAAGCCATGAGAGTTAAATGTGCAAATTGCGGAATGATATATGAGATAAACCCATCACCAATGGAGTTCAGAACTCCTCTGGAGCGGTTTTTGTCTGGTCAATGCCCTAAATGTAAGTCCAATGCAAAGGATAGGGTTGAGAAAGTGACTTGGATAGAGGAAGAAGAGAAATGAGAGAGATAAAGTTCAGAGGCAAGCGTAAAGACACCGGGGAGTGGGTGTATGGATGCTACACCATAAATTTTACGCTAAGTTCACAATACCTTGAGGCAGGACCATACATTGAGTGGATTGACGGCGATACATTACACTCAGAAGAAGTCATCCCCGAAACCGTAGGCGAATACACCAACCTTGAGGACAAGAACGGCGTGGCGTTAAATTGGTGGGAGGGCGACAAATTTCGGATTGACGGCCATGTCTACACAATAGTTTTTGATAAGGGATGTATTTGGTTTGATGGAATTGATATGCCATACAGATACACTGCGGACTCAGTGGCAAAAAGAAAAAATGGAAATGTTCCGAAAGTCATCGGCAATATACACGAGGAGAAACTATGACATTGAAAGAGTTGAGTTTGAGAATAGCAACATGGAGAGACAGAAAAGGCTTCTATACACCGAGTAGTCTCGACTCGGTCGAAGTAAGAGATGCAATGCTTGGTAAACTTATGTTAGTTGTGACTGAAGTAGCCGAGGCTGCCGAAGCTGTAAGACATAATGATAAAGAGAACTTTGAAGAGGAGATTGCAGATACTTTTATCAGACTGCTTGATATATGCGGAACGATGAGGATTGATATAGAAAGGAGGATAGATGAGAAGATGAAAGTAAATGAAGGACGTGAACTTCGTCACGGTAAAAAGACTACGTTATAGTATTGAGAAAGGATAGAGAAATGATTACTGAAAGTATGGTTTATTGGATTACAAGATTAGACGGATTAAAGATTAGTATTGCAGGTCTTGGAGCGGCGCTGACAACAGTCTTTGGTGTGGCGCTTATCTTTTTTTGTGTAAAGCGGTTTGTTGATGAAGTAGAAGAATTTACAATGCTTGTCATAGCTACTGCTGTATTGAGTTTTTTATCAGTACTCCTATTATTCTCCAGTGTGTTTATTCCCACAACGAAAGAAATGTGTGCAATTAAAGTAATTCCTATCGTAGCAAATGATAGGCAAATACAGGAATTGCCAAGAGGAATAGTAAGACTTGCAGATGAGTGGATGGAAGAATTAATACCTGAGAAGGAAAGTATTGAGAAGATAGCCGATGAGTGGCTGAAAGAAGATAATGTAGATGATAATAATGTTCAGGAAGAAAGGAATTAATATGCCACCAAAACGTAAATCAAAACAAATAACAGAAAGTATTACATTTGAGAGTAAACCATCTATTACAGGAGGACAATTTCAGGATCATCTTATCATATGCTATGGTCCTCCGAAGATTGGAAAGAGTACCCTTTTTAGTTTGTTTCCCGGTGCGTATTTTCTCGCTACCGAGCCTGGGTATAAATCGCTAAATGTACGCAAAACTGACTTAACAGGTAAAGATGGTGTCAGTATGTGGAATAAGTTTCGTGCGGTTGTAGACAGTGCAAGAGCTAAGCCTCAGGCTATACAAGATGTGAGCATGTGGGTGATAGACACTGTAACTAATCTCAGTAAAGCCTGCATGGATTGGACATGCGATCAGGCTGGTGTAACACATCCTTCTGACCAGGAATGGGGCAAAGGATGGGCAGCGTATGCTGATGAATTTATGGAGCAGATACTAAGTCTTGCATCTCTGGGTAAGGGTATTGCATTCATAGCACATCAAAGTACGATGGAGGTAGTAAGCCGGAGAATGAAGGTAACGAAGGAAGCACCAGACCTACCGCAGACGACGTATCGTATTGTGAATAATATGAGTGACGTGATTCTGCAAATGGGTTACGTCAAACAGGGAAAGGTTGCGGAAGAATTAGGCGAACTGAGATGTTTATATACTAAGCCAAGTGAGGTTAGGGATGCTGGTGACAGGACAGGAAAGTTGCCGGATGTGATAAAGTTTCGTAAGGAGAGTGATGCAGCAAGAAAGATTCTATCCTGTTTCAGCGAGCAGGATGAAGTAAAGAGTGCTGAGAAAGGAGAGGTAAGGAAGACAAAAAAAGTAAAGAGGAAAGTTGAAAAGAGTAAAAGAGTAAGAAAGTTAGTAAGAAAGTAGTACATGTACTAAACAATTTTAATTTAGATTAGGAGTATCAAGTATGGCTAAGAAAAAGAGTTCGAGAAAAGGAAAGAGCAGTGGAGGCAATATCGACGCATTGTTCAAAGGAGCAACACCAAGTCGAGGTTTTCGTAATCTGCCGACAGGGACGTATGAAGGTTTTGTCAAACCTGGAAGTGCGATAATGGAACCTAAGAGCAAGGGAAGCCAAGACTACAAAGCTTCACTGGTTTTAGTAGTCTCGGAAGATGGAGACCTGCAAGGACGTGAGCAGACTGCAAGGTATGATCTGAGTACGCAGGTTGGTGTCGATATCTTCACAGGCGATCTGGAAGCTATGGAATTAGGCAAACCTGAGTCGCTTGCGGAAGCTGCTGAGATGTTAGCAGACTCAGACGGTATTTCGGTAGAGTTTTGGGTGTCAGAGCCTAAAGATGATTATCCTCCGAAAGTGCGGATTAGCGAGAGGCTCGAAGGAGATGCTGATACCAGCACTTACGATGATAGTGACGACGATGATGCTGATGATGCTGACGGTTCCCTCTCCGCCGAGGACATTAGAGCAATGAGTGAAGAAGAGTTGACTGAGCTTGCTGCTGATAATGACCTGAATCCCGATGACTATGAGACTTGGGAAGAATTGGCGGATGTGCTTGTAAACTTGCTAGTTGAGTAGTGTAAGTTGTTTCAAAAGTGGAGGGCAGACAACTGAAAGGTAAAGTCTGCCTTCCATCTTATAACTTGGAGAATAGATTATGAGGCCAGTCAGGACGCACACCTTCAATGGTAGGAAATATAAAATAATAGTTACACCACCTCTCGATGGGCAGTGTACTACGTATAAGCCTGAGAGGGAACTGTGGATAATGGAATCGCTGAGGACCAAGAACGGTCTTATAACTGTCTTACATGAGTGTTTACATGCTGAGAAGTGGACTGCCGATGAGGACACTGTGGATAGGGTGAGTAAGGAGATTGGAAATTTGTTGTGGCGAATGGGGTATAGGTGGAGACCACCGAAATAAGACTGGACAGGACTAAGGAGAAGCAGAAATGGAACTGAAGTCGAAACTGATATGTGGAGATTTACTTGAGATTCTGCCTACTCTACCTGATAAGAGTGTAGACTTGGTATTTGGTTCACCTCCGTATGAAGATGCAAGAACATATGGAATTGACTTTAAGTTAAAGGGACAAGAGTGGGTAGACTGGATGGTGAAAGTCTATACTGAGAGTCTTAGAGTGTGTAGCGGACTGGTTGCATTTGTAGTAGCTGGTCGTACTAAGTCCTATAAACATTCTTGCTCTCCGTTTTTGCTCGTAGCTGATTTACATCGTGCAGGCCTCAATGTGCGAGAACCGTTGATTTTTCACCGCTCTGGCATTCCAGGCTCTGGTGGACCGGATTGGATGCGTCGTGATTATGAGCTAATCGTCTGTGTGTCATCAAAAGGTCGTCTGCCTTGGTCAGATAACACAGCTTGTGGGAGTCCTCCAAAACACAAGCCTGGCGGGGCTCCAACACATCGACTTCAAAACGGGAAGCGAGTTCGTGTTGCTCTTGGAAAGGGCAAGGCCATAAAACGAGGCACTAATCGCGGGCTAAACCAACATTGTAAAAATTATAAAGTAGGCGCAGAGACAGTTAAAGAACAACCATATATTCCACCTAAAATAGCTAATCCAGGTAATGTTATTCGCTGTAGTGGAGGCCATTTAGGTTCTAAGATTGCTCACGAAAACGAAGCTCCCTTCCCGGAGAAGCTCGCTGAGTTCTTCATCAAATCCTTTTGTAAACCAACTGGAATAGTTCTTGACCCTTTTATGGGTAGTGGTACTACATGTGCTGTAGCCAAGAGACTAAAGAGAAGATATATCGGAATAGACATAAGGGAGAGCCAGATTGAGCTAACAAGGAGAAGATTAAGTGAATACTAAAGTACATTTTTCATCACAAAGATTAGACTGGCAAACACCAAAGGCTGTTTACAATGCTTTGGATGCTGAGTTTCATTTTAACTTCGATCCCTGTCCGCACAATCCAGACTTTGATGGGCTGTCTATTCGTTGGAAAACGTCTAACTTTGTTAATCCTCCAAATGGCAGAGAGATAGGCAGACGGCTCAAGAAAGGATATGAAGAAAGTCTTCTTGGAAAGACGGTAGTATTTCTCATACCAAGCCGGACAGACACCCGGCGGTGGCATGACTATGTAATGAAAGCCAAAGAGATAAGATTTATTAAATGGCGGCTGAAGTTTGGTAGTGCTACTAATTCAGCACCATTTCCAAATGCGATAGTTATATTTAGAAAGGACAAGAATGTATATAGAGAACCCAAAAACAAAAGGCAGTGGTATACTCTGTGCTATACCGCAAAAAGGAAGATGCCCGAATAACTGTAAGGACTGTTTCTTCCAATCAGGGAGGTCTTACTTAGAGCCGTTACAGGATAATCTGCCAAACTTGCCTGAAGATGTAGATTTTCAGATTGTGCGGATTAATGATGGCAATGACTCGAATGTAGACTATGACACTGTTGTGATGCGAACACATCAGTATAGACATAAGTTTTACAATACAGCAATACCTAATTTGGAACGTTTTGATTCACCAGTTGTGCTTACAGTCAATCCTGGTGAAATGACTGATATTAGATTTCACAAGATTGATATTCCGCCAAAGACTCTTATGTTTGTTCGTTTTCGTACAAATACATGGAATACAGAATTAGGAGAGGAATGTGTTCGGTACTATACCAGTAGAGATATTCCTGTAGTGCTTACTTTTATGGCCTATTTTAATGAAAAAATACCAGAAGGCCATGAAGGTGCGTATGTGTATCGTAAGCGAACACTTAATTCATACTGGGCAATTACAACGAGTGCATGGCATATGATTATGGAAAAGTACAAGAATAATAAATGGGTTTACTCTTGTGGAAAAATTGAAGGAGAGCTTGGAGATACGCATTGTCGATTTTGTGGTAATTGTTTGAGAGAGTACTTTGCAACAAGAGTCAGAATGGCAGAAAGCAAATAAGGAGATGAGTAATTGAACCAACTTGAGAATTTCATCCGCGTATGCCGTAGATATCTCGTTCTGCGGTCAACCGACTACATAGATATCATTTTTGGGACTATATTCGCCAATAGACTTGATTCTGACCCGGTTTGGATATATATCGTCGGACCACCGGGATCGGGCAAGAGCGAGGTTCTCAGAGCCTGTAATGACCATCCTGTGATACATACTGAAGGAAAGATGACTAAGAACCGTCTTGTGAGTGGGTTTATAGCCAAAGATGGGAAGGATACCTCACTTATACCTCAACTTGATGGTAAAGTGATGATTATAGAGGATTTCACACAAGTTCTAAACATGAGACGAGAGGATATACATGAGATTCTCGGCGATTTACGCAAAGCCTATGATGGAGATTTCTCTAAAGGTCTCGGCACACAGAAGAAGGCGAAGAAGTTCGTCTCTAAATTCGGACTTATTGCCGGTGTGACGAATGCAATAGACGCACATAGGGGAATGTTGGCATCATTAGGTGAGAGGTTCCTCACATACCGTATGCCTGAGATTAGCGAATATGAGAAACAGCAGAGGTCAATGAAGGCATCCGACGAGAGGTTAACGAGTGAGCAGAGGAGGAAACTTAAAATAGCGGCGCATCTGCTCTTAGACTCGGAACCACGTGTGCCGACTATTAAAAAAGACTTGAGAAGGAAGATAGTACAGATTGCACAAGTAGTTGCTAAAGCAAGGACAGAGGTGATACGTAATTATAAAACGAGAGAGCCTGAAATTCCTGTGCCGGAGGTGGCGACAAGGCTGAGTAAGCAGCTTGTAGACTTGTGTAAAGGTGTTGCGATGGCGAGGAATAAGAGAGTTGTGACTAAGAGTGAAATCTCTCTTATAAGACAATCCGCACTGCATTGTATTACGCTTAAGAGGTATAAGTTGTTCCAATATCTTATGAGTCATTACCCCGATTGGGTGGGAGCACCTGATATAGCGACGAGTATGGGATTTAGTACGTTATGTGTGGAGTATTGGTTACAGGATTTGCTCTTGCTGAATCTCATAGATAGGAAGGTAATACTTGTGCCTCCGAATATGCACGAGGCGTATTTGTGGAGGTTGAAAGATGGGAATCTGTTAGGTGATGTTTTCGATTAGCAAGGTTAAATAGTGGGACGCCCACAACGAGTGAACGCCCCGTTCAAGGAGAGCAACAACGCGCCACTGCACTCTCTACCTGAGTAAAATGCTCTTCATAATTTTACCCGTGACAAATTGCATTTCCTTATCACTTATGCACATCTGGTGCGATATTTATCCATTATACGGTTACCACACATACTATGGAAATTACAATACATGTTAGTAACTTAAACTGCGATTAGAAATCCGAACAGGTAGACGACACCCGCCACGGTATTCGCACTTGCAACTGCCACGTCAAACTTAATCACTGTTCCGGCGGCATATATCTTATTCGTCGCCGGGGAGGCGCTCGGAACTGGTTTTAAGATTATCACATCTTCGTCAGCATCAAGATTATCTCCCGCTGTAGTACCTACGAAGTCAGTCTCTGCACCGTTTTGTCCTATTGTTACATCGAGGGCGTCGGCAACATTGCCTGCTGTTTCCAGCCATGCCTCTGTCAGTATACATTTGTAGCCAGTGGGAACTGTGTATAGTGTAGTCTCCGATGCAGTACCAAGGTCTGTTATCGCCGTCGTTGAAAGCAGTGCGATTCCTTTTGTGTCATTGTAAGGCATTTTAATACTCCTATCTAAATTATCTAATTACCATTATGTTACCCGTGTCTCTGTCAGTCATCACATTACCCGTATCACGGTCTACGAGTGTTGTGCTTACGAGAGGAGTATCAGATGCTGCTGCTACTCCAAGGCTTGCTCGTGCAGTTGCTCCTGATTCTGCTACCCAGTTCGAGCCATTGCCGACTATTATGTTGCTATCAGTGACTGCCAATGCTGCAATGTCATCGAGTTGTGCATCCCATGCCTGGACGTTTGTGCCTATTGTAAGTCCAAGTGTGGCACGGACTTCCACATCATTTGCATCATCGAGGAATGTTTGAGCATATGCAGTTATATCAGCAGTATCAGGTGCTACAGACGCTACTACAGTTGGTTCACCATCCGAATCAAAGGCAAGATACTGTGATGCTCTATCCACACTATTTGGCAGTTCCATGTCTAAGTCGGAATCATCTGTCGATGGCGCACGGAGACTTCTGTTGAGGGCGTCGGCATTGTTAATCGCAAGCTTACACTGATAATCGAGAGCGTCTTCGATATCCTCTGCCGAGAAACTCCCACCTTGTGTCAAATCAAGTGATTGAGTAGTATCTGTTTCTCGTATTATATGACACTCGCTCGTAGTAGCAAGAGCACTCACAAGAGTGACAGTACCTCCACTCTCGCCGCTGTCCGTAAGTGAGACTGTGTAGTCTGTAGTCTCAGTCAGTGTAGCTTCCACACCTGTAGCCGTCACTCTTGTAAGCACAGTTATCTCACCTGTACTTGCAATTGGAAAAGAGAAGCTAATCTCCTGACCTGCTGTATTAGTTCCAACAGCACTCGTTCTTGCTGTCGTATTTGAAACAGTCATAACTATATCCTTTCTGCTACTCTATTGAAGTAGCCATTGTACTAATTGTGTAATCATCACAGTGGCGAGTATTCCTACTACTGCGAATATAAGTGTCCACCTGCGTTTTAGATCACGTACATCATCAAGCAGTCCTGGATCGCCGTTCTTGCCTTTCAGCAGACTGATAATCTCTTGCTGTGATTTATCTATATGGTCAAATCTCTCTTTACATATCAGTCGGTACATCTTTTCATCATTCTGCACTTGGTCTGCCATTTCCTATCTCCGCTTCGTTGATTTACGTGTTGTTGATTTTCTACTTGTAGTACGTCTACGATTACTTGTTCCTTTTTCCTCTCTCTTCAGTTCTCTAACTAAAGGCTTTGTTGTCAACTGTGCCGGACCCATTAACGGTGTTCCGGTAGCAGCGGCACCTGCTTCAATCAGTTTGTTGGTTGCGTCGAGTAGTTCTATTACAGCTTTGTTAATATCATTATCTTTATAGTAAGCATTAATGGATTGTCTAATATCTACTAATGCCTTTCCTGTATTTATCGGAATGGAGTAGAGTACTTGATCGGGGTCCATCTCAGACCACAGAGGCTCGCCAACCGCCTGCTTAATCATTCCGGTTGCAAGACTGCCAAGGGGTAAATAGCCAAATATCTCGTTGACGTAGCTTATGGCTATATCACCAACCTCAAGATGAAGCTCTTC